GTATCCAACTATAGTGGCAACGCCGCCCCTTAGGAGGCAACCATGGCTAAGACTCTAACAAACGAACCCATCACGTACGTGGACGGTAAACCTTTCAGAATAGTGAAAACAGACGACGACGGGGAGCCCGTTCGCATTGGCGGGTCCGACGATAAACCTGAGTACGAAATGGTCGCGGCTACTACCAAGGATGTTCTGCAACTGGTGATGTTCAGGATCCCGGAGAGCGTCCAGAGTCACAACGATCCCATGAGGGTCCACCAGCTATGGAACCAGCTCGACCGAGTGAACGGTGACGCAACCATAGTCTTGAAGGATAAGACCTACGACTGGTTACACAAGGTGCTCAATCGTGAGGTGCCTGTCACGCACGAGGCAAAGGAAAGAGGCGTCAAGCCACGCAAATACTCCATGCTCCTGTTCAGCATGTCCGCGTCTCACATTATCAACCAACTCAAAGACGAGGATGAGAAAAAGACTCCGGAGCAAATAGACGAAGAGGCGGACGACGATTAAATGTCCTGGGAGCAGTTTCACAATATTATCGCAGAGAACAGGGACATTCAGGCTCGGGAACGTAGTGAGCGCCCGGTAGCCTGTCCCAACGATGGCGAGATACTCATGGACAACGGCCGCGGAAGCCTCCGGTGTCCCATGGGGGACTATCAGTTCAACGGTTAAAACCTAATCGGTATTGACCGTCCTAGAAAGCAAGGATGAGTAGATGCCACGATATTACGCCACACTAGAAATGGTGAAATCCGGATCGTCCAGTAACGGCGATTCGGAGAACGCCCGGATCCTCCGACACCTCAAGTCCGCCTCTCAGAAGATCGAGAACGCCCTGCGTACCACCTTCGTCCCTGTCACTGAGACTCGTCTTTACAGATGGCCACCCCGAGACCGAGCCCCTAGATATGTCCTGGAGCTCCCCCGCTACCTCGTGGCTCTGACCACTCTTAAGACTCAGGCTCAGGACGCCAGCCCTACTACCATAGCCGCTACCGACTACTTCTTGGAGCCACAGTGGGGCCCACCTTATGATCGGATCGAGATAGACCTCTCTTCTACCGCCGCGTTTGAGAGTGGCAACACCCCTCAGAGGTCCATCAGTGTCGCCGGTAGGTGGGGATGGAAAGAGGATACCGAGACCGGTGGGACCGTGGACGGTAGTGGCCTGGCATCCTCTTCGACTGCTACATCCTTCACTTGCTCCGACAGCTCCCTGATTGGCGTGGGAGACACCCTGTTGATCGAGAGCGAACAGGTTCTTGTCACCAAGAAAACCAGCGCGGCCTTGGGCAGCATCCTATTGAACGAGTCCAGCAGCAGCGTTACTAAAGACATGGCCGACAAGACGGTGAACGTCGATGGGAGCCATGGCCTGGTGGCCGGCGAAGTTATCTTGGTGGATTCGGAAAGGATGTTCATAGAGGACATATCCACCAATGCCCTTACCGTCGTGCGTGCGTACGACGGCTCCGCTCTCGCTGCCCATACCGACGACACTGCCGTCCATGTTTACCGAACCCTAACCATCGTGCGGGGTGTCAACGGCACCACGGCCGCTACCCATGCAGACACGACGGCCATTTCCAAGTACGAGATCCCCGGAGACATCGTTCAGCTCTGTTTGGCCGAGGCAATAGCCGGCGTCCACAACGAGAGAGCCGGGTACGGTAGGACCATCGGCGCCGGCGAGAGTCCCCTCGAATGGAAGGGCGATATCATCAAAGGGCTGTGGCTTGACGCGGAGAAATACAAGCGGATGTTCTATGGGGCGGTTGTGTAATGCCGGGTCCCGTATCAATCAAAGTCTCGGGCCGGTTCTTCCGTGACGGTCCTCAGATTGTCCAGAGTATGGCCCACAGGATACGCAGAGAGGCGGCAGAGGCCGGGGAGAGCCATTTGCATAAGGTGCTCCGCCCGAGGCCGTCAGGGGTCTACCTGTCCGTCTCTGAGGCCAAGAAGGGCCGGGCCAGCACCGGGCACTATCGACGGAACGTGCATGCCCTAGACATGGGCAGTTGGTTCCTCATTACTGACAGTGGAGTAGTTTATGGTCCTTGGCTGGAGTTCGGCGGCGGTCGGTTCCGGGGGTACGCATCCTTTCGGCGCACAGCCATTTGGATCCGCTCTCAGATCCGACCTATATCTAACCGTGTGGTCCAGCAATACATTGACCAGTTGAACGGTGGGTAAATGGCTTTTGAAATAGGGGATGCCCTCGACGTGATACATAGCCACTGTGCTGACCTGGGCCAGTTCAAGGCGACGCAGATCGGGGAGTACATCGACCCTCCCGACTCGAAGATCATGTCGGCGGCGATTTTCGTGGATCGGATGTATATAGCCGATACTCAGTTAAACTCTCACACCGAAGTGCATACCGTGATTGTCCGGGCATACATGGATTTCAAGTATGAACCGAGAGCCGACATGGAGAAGCTGCTAGCGGCGGCAGGAGCTCACCTGCTGAAGAACCTGGGCAACGACTTCAGCTTGGCCGGTAAGATCCGGAACATTGACATAGGGGGCCAGTTCGGAGAGCGGCTTAACCTCCAGTATGGCCAGGTAACGATAGCTCAGACTATTTTCAAGGGCTGGGACATGACCGTTCCAATGATAGTGGATTCAGACGAGACGCATACACCGTAGTAGGCAACGATAGCCGTTAACTGGTACAACTGAAGACCGACCATAGCTATAACATGCCATATTTTCCGGGGGGGGCATTATCTGTGCTGAGAAGGGTGAAGACACTCTGGGCGCTATGCTTCACAGACTTCGATACTTTGCTGCTCCTAGTAGAGTACCGAAAGCCATTGCGTAGATTTCTCTCCGAAATCACAAAGGCATTACGAGATGAAAAGATCGGTTTCAAAGAATCTGGACAACTGGTAAAAGCCCTTTACGCCTTTATCAAGGAGGCAAAACAACAGCCCTAATTCCTCCGCTAGGCAGCGAGTTTCGTACCTACTCATACGGATGGGAGGCACCCTATGACCACAAAGAAAAAGTACATAGTCCAAAACCCTCGTAGTGTACCTATCGGCACCCGGATCATTCTATTCGGTCAAAACGGCAACAACTGGGAGTGGTTCGAGGGAGAGGAATTCGTGAAGCCGGTCCGGATGTCCCAAGACAGTATGGACGATCTGGTATCCAGGGGTTTTCTCAGGAGGGAGACAATCGATGGCTAAGAAATCGGGTCTGGGTCAATCGTTCTTCATTGCCGGCTATGACCTGTCCGGGGATGTGGGTTCCTTTGACCGGATCTCGAGTCCGGTCGAGTTGTTACTTGCTACGGGAATCAACAAGTCGGCGGTAGAGAGAATCCCCGGTAAGCGAAGCGGAGAAATTTCCTTCCGGAACTTCTTTAACGACGCAGCCAATCAGCAGTTCGCGGCCTTGAAAGCTCCACCCACAGCAGACGTGGTAGCCGTCCTATTTATCAGCTCGACCCTTGGAGAAGTTGCTGCGGGTCTGTTAGCGAAGCAGATGAATTTTGACTGGGACCGGAACGAGTCGGGAGATCTCCTGGGATTGGTTCAGTGTCTTGGATCTGGCAAGGTCCTGGAGTGGGGGGAGTCGGTTACAGCCGGCAAGATAACACACTCGAGTTCCGGCTCGTCCACCGGCAAGGTGGAGTCTCAGACCACAGCTGGTTGTGCTTTGTACCTCCAAGTGATGTCGGTGGCCAGTGGCACCCCTACCTTCGTGGTCCAGGACTCCTCCGACACCACCAACGGGATCGATGGCAGTTGGGCCACACTCGGGACCTTTACCATACAGTCCCAGGGAGCAGAACGGATAACGGTCTCAGGTACCGTGGAGAAGGCAGTCAGAGCCACCACGACTGGTTCGTTCAGCAACGCAGTATTCGCCATGATGATTCGTAGAGGAGAGTCCGTTGACGTCGAGGGGTACTAGCCTACTTCTCCCCAGGGTAGCCAGCCAGACATTTACGGTCAATACCCCCAAGGACACCCACATGGTGCCGGCAAGCTGCCGAGAGACCCGGTGCAAGCACCATGTGGAAGGGTGGACCACCGTTGTGCCGACGCTGTCAGTGCAGGCCGACTATATAAAGCATATGTCGGAGCGCCGTTTCAGGGAGCAACGAGTCGGGGATGGGACTACTATGTTTCATTTCGATCCCGGCCAGGAGTGCTTCCGTCCTCATTTCAGGAAGTTAGAGAAATCACCGGTGATGATCCATAGAGTGGGCCAGGATATCAGGACCAAGGAGATCGATCACTGGTTATGGGATATGAACGAAGAGTTCAATTTACTTAGTAAGGAGCGTGGATAGCCATGGCAAAGGAATCGGGCTTAGGATGGACCACCGCATCGGTGGATGACAGCGGAAGCACTCTGAGGGCCTTGGTCAACGATCTAACCTCAGTTCGTTGGACCATGCCTCGTGGAGTCCAGGACGCGACGGGACTGGACAAGTCGGCAGTGGAGAGGATCCTATTGCTGGCCGACTTCTCGATCAATCTCATGGGGATTTTCAACGATGGGAGCAACGCCTCTCACGACGTGTTCAAAACGGTCGGCAGTGCATCCGTCGTTCGTACCGTGACCATGGTAATTAGTGGTCAGACTCTCACGAACGAGTGCTGGATCACCGATTACCCTCTAACCAGAGCTGCAACCGGCGAGTTTACGTTCGATTGCCCTGGATCTCTTCAGAGTGGTACAGCTCCCACTTGGTCGTAACCTCTTTAATTCGCAGCCCCTCTACGGAAAGGCTACTCCTCGAGTAGAGTCAAAAGATAATAAATCGTAACAGGAGGTGACCCGATGGCCGAGAAAGCTGGTTTTAGGGTTCCCGACAGAACGGCGACGCTCGCCTTCAATGAGGACTTCGGTGATTATGCAGGAGCCGAGGTCCGGGTGCGTCTAAGTGTCTCTACTGACACGGTGTTCGAGATAATGCAGATGAAAGCCCGTTCGGATGCTGCCGAGGAAGATCACAAAGGTGCCGTCGTGGTTGAAACCTTTAAGAGATTAGCTTCTGAGGTATTGGTTGACTGGAACCTGGAGAATGAGCATGGCGCTCTCCCTCTGATAGGTCCTCACGGTGGTCCGGGCTGTGAGCTCTGGTTCTCTCAGCAGATCATCCAAGAATGGATTAAGGCGGTGACGACTCTGCCAGGCCCTTTATCCGGGAGCTCGGCAAATGGCGTCAAGTTGGAGAAGGCGCCGTCGCAGCAGATGGAACCGTCGTTACCAAACCAGTAGAGATTATCCGTCTGGAAATGATCGACGGATTTGCGCGCCGGTACGGTGTCCTCCCCTCCCAGATATTGCAGGAACCAGCAGACCTACTCTTTCAGATACTCGCCATTCAGCCTCCGAAGGATCCAGAAGATGGAGCCTCCGGTCCAGGTCCGGGCGGGTCTCCCCCTATTCCGTACATGGAAGACTACGGTAAAGCAAGAATGGATGCAGGCATGGTAAATGGCAGCAGCTAACGAGGTACGAATCGAGGTCACCGCAGAGACCGCCAAGGCTGAAGGCGGATTCAAGGACGTGCGGGCCGAGACCGACAAGCTGGACAAGTCCACGAAAACACTGGGTGGTAGCTTCGGGAACCTGACCAAGGGCCTTGCCTTGATCGGTGTCGGTGGTCTTTCCACCGGCATTATCATGCAGCAGATGGTGCAGGCGGGTACGGAGCTGCGGCACAGTCTCGCGTCCTCTGCGTTCTCTCTAATATCCTTCGGTGAGGTGGGGCAGCAAGCTTTCGGCCGTATGGCTCCCCACTTCCGGGATATAGCCTTCGAGACCGGCGCGACTCAATCGGAAGTCTCCCGAGCCTTCTCGATCCTCGTCAACCAAAGTGGCTCTACCGACGTCTCCGTGGAACGTCTGACCCAAACCATGAAACTTGCCAAGGTCGCCGGCGTCGGGTTTGAAGAGGCTGCGGTAGCTGTAGGTAAGGCTATGTTCGGGGATATCGACGCTATCAACTTGCTCGTGCGTGGCACTGCGGACGCGGCGTCAGGTATGGTCACCCTAGAAGAGGCCCTGCTGCAAGTGGAAAAACGCTTTCCGGAGAGTCGTACACAGATAGAGGAATGGTGGGGCTCGGTCAAGATCGGTTTAGAGGAGGTGGGGAGTGGATTAGATGATTTCCTGAGAATGCTGGATATGCTACCTGAAATCGCTAAGTTTACTTTCGACTTTATCTTGAAGCCGGCGGGGGCGGAGATCATGGATACTCTAAAGGACTGGGACAAAGACGTTAAGAAATTCGTCTTCGACTTCGCCATGAATGTGGCAGGGGACTTTAACAGCTTCTATAGTAGGCTGATAGGCTGGGTAGCCAACGCTCCCTCCTACATAGTGGGATTTGCGATGGATGTGGCAGGGGACTTTGAGAGCTTCGTGAGTAGGCTGATAGGCTGGATCACTACTCCCCTCTCCTACATAGTGGGATTTGCGATGGATGTGGCAGGGGACTTTGAGAGCTTTGTGAGTAGGCTGATAGGCTGGATCACTACCCCCCTCTCCTACAT